TTGTTAAAACCAGGCTTGAAATTTAATTTTTGCAGCATATAATGGTTTATATCTTATAAATATAGAAAATGAAAGTAACAATATAACATCAAAAAGTATGACTAAGTTTGATCCATTTGATATTGAAAATTCATTTTATGAATATAATTTAAATATCACTAATGAAGAAATATATCAAATTTTACTTTTAGTAAAATACTTTGATTCACCTGATTGTAAAACCACTTTTCAAAAATTAAATGTTTTAAATTTTCCTACATTAAAAAATTTAAAGAAACAAATTACAGATATTTTAGATAAACATGAATTATTATTATCTAATAACTGGGCTCAATTATATAATAAAAATCAATTTCATTCCATTCACATTCATGAAGGATCTACATTATCAGGAATTATTTATGTAAAAGGAAATAATTCTAGTCCAACAATGTTTTATAGTAAAAAATTTACAGAATATGAACATAAATTTAAACTAAATAAATTACTTTTATTTCCTTCAACAATTCCTCATGAAGTTAAACCATTGAAAAAAGATGAAGAAAGGTTAGTAATATCATTTAACACAAGTGAAATATGTCAATAAATTATAAAATGCAGGATCATTTAGAAGCAGTTGTTGAATTAAAGAGCATAATTGATCCTATATTTATAGATAAGATAATACCTTTTATAAACCATAAAGCAAAAAAATATTTAAGTGTTTCTGGGGGTTTACATAAAAACATAAGAAATGTAAAAGGTTATCACTTAACTAATGAAACTCCTACAAATCAATTTTATTGGAATTTCGTAAAAAAAGAAATAGAAAGATTATATAGTTTTTACAAAGTTAAATTTCCACAAATGGAAAGTTCTAAAATTAATCAAATAGATTTATTAAAATATAAAGCTGGTGGAAAATATGATGTGCATACTGATCACGGTACAAACTGTCCAAGACATTTAAGTATTATAATGAATTTAAATGATAAATATGAAGGAGGAGATTTGATTTTTACAAATCAAAAGGAAAAAGAAATAAAAAGAATAAAATTAAATAAAGGATCTATTGTATTTTTTCCAAGTAATTTTATGTATCCACATAGTATCCAACCCATAACAAAAGGAATAAGGTATAGTATAGTTGCATGGCTACAATAATAAAAAATAAATTAATTAAAAATTTTTTTAATAAAAAAGAATTAGATATTATGCAAAAATATTGCACAAATAAATTTAATCAATCTAAAGATTATGCATTAGATTCTCATTCATTTTCTCCTCAATGGTATGATGATCCTTTAATGACATCTTTTTTAGATATTAAATTACCTATGGTAGAAAAAGAATCTAAATTAAAATTATTTCCAACATATGCATATTGGAGATACTATATATATGGTGGTAAATTACCAAAACACATCGATAGACCTTCATGCGAAGTATCTATTACTTCATGTATTAAAAAACATGATGATTGGCCAATTTTTATTGAAGGTAAAAAATTTGAATTAAACGAAGGAGATGCTGTTTTATATAATGGTCTTTTACAAGACCATTGGAGAAAAGGTATATATAAAGGAGAAGGTATAGCACAAGTTTTTTTTCATTACGTAAATAAAAATGGAAAGTTTACAGATCATAAATATGATAATTACTATAAAACAACAGGAAACCAAGCACATGAAAAGGATTTAAAATGGATGAAAAAACCGTAAACATAACTAATTTTATAGGTGTATATGATAATTATATCACTGAAAATGAATGCGACAATGCTATTAGATTTTTTGAAAATGAAAATAAATTTAATAAAACAGTGAATAGAATAGCTTTTGAACAAGCATCTATCCTACAAAAACAAGATCAACAATATTTTGCAGGAAGTGAAAACTTAGATGTTTGGTGGGATACATTTAAACCTATGATGGTAAATTTTGATTTAGCATGGAATCATTATATAAAAAGTACAGGAGCTGATGAAGCTTATGATAATGGGCCTTTTCATTTTACAAGTATGAAAATACAAAAAACTTTACCCACAGAAGGTTATCATATTTGGCACATTGAACATAATAAAGGATTTGATAATGAACCTAGAGCTTTTGTATTTTCTATTTATTTAAATGATGTCGAAGAAGGAGGTGAAACAGAATTTTTACATTTTTCTAAAAGAGTAAAACCTAAAAAAGGTAGAATAGTTATTTGGCCTGCTGCATTTCCTTATCTACATAGAGGTAATCCACCTCTTTCTGGTGAAAAATATATTTTAACTTCTTGGATGATGATAAGATAATTGTAATGGAAGGTTTTTACATTACAGTAAAAGATAATTTTTTAGAAAAAGAAAATCTATTGGAACTACAAAAAAACCTACCAAAGGTAAAATACGCTGGAGATTTTAATGTTATAGATGGTGTAAATCATATATGGTTTTCAGCACCTGCTAGTAAGGAAATTACAAACATAATTAAATATAAATGTGAAAAATTATTGAATAAAAAATTTAAAGTAAAGTTTTGTTCTTATACTTTATTGTGTACTACTGAGCCTTTACCACACTGTGATTTAAATGACGAGACAGATTATCAGGCAATAGTTTATATAAAAGGTGATACTGATTTGCATAAAGGAACAGGTTTTTATGTAGAAGGAGAATTAAATACTCATATAGGTTTTAATGAAAATAGAGCTGTAATCTGGCATTCTAATACTTGGCATACTCCAATGAATTGGGCAGCTGATAATAAATCAAAAAGATACTCTGTTATTTGTCAATTAAAAGAATTAAAATAATTAAGTTTTTATAAGATACATTATAGTTACGTAGGGCTGTAAAACTGAAGTTGCATCTCCACTAAAGTTTGCACTCATATTATGAGAATGACCACCACCTGAACCCGTACTAGATGAACCAGATGGATCAGCTGTGTATGAAGTATATGGGTGACTATTTGGATTGTTATCTCTAGTACCTGTTCCATCAGTTGCCCACCCATGTGGACTATGACTATGTGAAGCAAGTTGTGGAGTTGATAAAGTTGCATTCGCTGTTGAACCTGAAATATTTCCACTAGATGCTACAGTATTTGCACCACCAGCTGAACCTAAGGTTTTATTATTAGATTTTCCAATCGCAACGTTGTCAGATAAATTAGGAACAAGAAAAGTGCTTGAACCGTCTCCCGCTCCATAAGTTGTACCTACAATTGCAAATAGTGCAGAATAAGTTGATCTCGAAACTGCTTGTCCATTACACTCTAAATATCCTGATGGAACTGAAGAATCAGACCAAGGAATAATAGTAGCTGTAGGAACACCCTCAATATCTGTAAGGTTTGCTCCATTAAAATTGTATTTAGTTCCTTCGTAATTTGCCATAATTTATCCTAAGTTTTAATAATATATATTATAGTTAAATAAGGTTGTACAACAGAAGTTGAATCTCCAGTAAAGTTTGCACTCATGTTGTGAGAATGTGCATTACCTGATCCAGCTGATCCTAAAGAAGTTGGTCGGTTACCCCATGGTGTATATTCATTACTTGGATAAACAGGATTTGGTCCAGGGTTATTATTTCCTCTTGGAGGTCTAACAAAATTTATAGCGTTAGGGTGAGCATGTGAAGCAAGTTGTGGAGTTGATAAAGTTGCATTGGCTGTGCTACCCGCAACATTTCCAGAGTTTGCTACAGTATTTACACCACCTGTTGATCCTACTGCTTTGTTATTTGATTTTCCAACTGGTACATTGTCTTGTAAATCAGGTACATTAAAAGTACTTGAACCGTCTCCGGAACCATATGTTGTACCTATAATTGCAAATAATGCAGAGTAAGTTGATCTTGAAACTGCTGCACCATTACATTCTAAAAATCCTGATGGAACCGAAGAATCCGACCAAGGCACAATGGTTGCTGTAGGGATTCCTTCAATACCAGTAAGATTAGCAGCATCAAAATCATATTTTGTTTCTTCGTAATTTGACATAATTTATCCTAAGTTTTTATAATATATAAAATTGTTAAATAAGGTTGTAAAACTGAAGTAGAATCTCCAGTAAAATTTGCACTCATGTTATGAGAGTGACCACCACCTGAACCCGCATTACCTGTAGCTCCACCATTACCTGCTGCAGGTATAAATCTATTATTTGGTCCAAATTTATACATTCTAGTACTTCCTTTAAATACCCCATCGTTGTGATTATGAGAAGCAAGTTGTGAAGTTGATAGAGTTGCATTGGCTGTTGATCCCCCAACATTTCCACCAGATGCTGTAGTATTTGCTCCACCAGTTGATGCTAAAGCTTT